TTTACAAACTTCTTCGAGCCTGAGTAAGCCATCTAAATGCTCTTATCTGTTGTCAGGAAACCATCGAGGTTCTCAGCCTTTAGACGCTTGATGATCTCTTTACCGTTTACGTTTGGGTCATAAATGTTGAAGCCCTCACGCATCCATTTCTCGATTACGATGGTGGGTATTGATGCCACGCGCTGGAAGTTACCAATGCGCTCATTTGCACTAGCGTTACGTGCATCCCGGACATCGTCCATAAATGCCTGGCTGATGTTCTGTGAGTGTTTACGGAATAAACCGTCAGCGTCTTGACCAAAGTCGGTATCGATACCAACCAGGTTCGTTGTGTCTTTTGTATTCATAAAGAACTCCTTGGAAATAAGGGTGATACCCCGGATAAGGAGAGCAAAACTCCAGGGTACCACCCATCAGTTATGGCTTATGACAAGCCAGAAATCATACCATCTGCACCGTAGTTCATGTGCTTCAGTGAGTATTCACCCACAACGGCGTGTGTATCGCCGTCTGATGTCTTACCCAGCAGAGTACGTGAGAACGGACGCAACACAGCTGAACGCCACATTGACGGATCAATGAGGAGTGCATGCGTTGTCTTCATGTGGCGGTTAAGTACAATCTTGTACTCACCAAATGGACTAACGTACAGGTCAATCACATTTATCAGTGAGCGTGTCTGAGCGAACTCACGGTTGCGACCAGATGATGCTGCAAAGTTAGCAACAATGGTGGCATCCGCAGGTTTGATCATGAAGATCGATGGATCACTGCCGTTATCGTAGCAGTCTTCGCCCAGCTCCAGGAGCTTCGCTTCTGTCAATGCGTCTGTGGCGTTTGCGCCGGCATCAACGTCAGTTGTGATCTGTGCGATGGCTGAATCCATCTCACGTGCCACTGAGGCTGAACCAGTCACTTTGGCGTTGTCCTGGCCGACATAAGCGAACTCTAGATCGCGCTTAATCTCTTTCAGAACTTTCGAAAGTTGATGGGCGGTCTCTCGTGCTCGGCCATGCGTCTTAATAGCATCGGCGGTGGCACTCACTTCGAAAACCTTACTTAGGATTTGTGTATTATTCGTTCGTAAGGTTGTGGCTGTCTGACTTCCAGCTGAAAAGGCTGCCCCTTCCACTTGCTTATTGTCGGCTGCCGCAGCTAACGCATCTTCTTGCCACTCAAATACACGTGCTGATACTTTCTCGGACTTAATCGAGGTAGTAAAAGGCACATCCGTAGGCGTGATATCGGTGATAATAGAAGAAACGTCCTCCGCTTTTCCTACCTGGTCATATGTGGTAAATACTGCCATGAGTTAATCTCCATTAGGCAAATTAGTTTTCCCAACGAGACATAATCAAATCTGCAATATCATCCCTGTCCTGGCTAACCGAATTGTGCAGACGCTTCCTGACTTGCTCAGTCTTTTCATTGCGTCTTTGCGTTGGTGTTGCCGGGGCTCGCTTGCTCTTCAGAACACGCTTCTTTGGTGTCTTTTTCTTCACAGTTGCTACCTTCCGTCCCTCATCGAACATACGCGCCTTGTTTAAAAGCATGATCACGTTAGGATCGACGTATGTGTCCACTTGTTCCTGGGGTAGTCCCTGAGACACCGCGTAGGCGCGGATATCGTTGTACAGCTGGTTAGACCAGTTTGGCATCTCGTTCTGGAGTGTTTTTACGCACTCGGTCGCCGCCTCTTGCATTGATCTTTGTTGCTGCTGCTGCAGACCGCGATAGAAACCATCAGCCTCTTCTTTTAAGAAATCCAGGTTGGCTTTGGCCAGCTGGGCTTCTTTACGTAGTGCAGCAAAGTCGTTATCGGACATCGTCTTGGATGCGACTAGCATGTCTACGTCAGCGTATGGTTTGTATTCTGTTTCTGCTTTCTCGATTAGTTTCTGAAGAACGAGATGTGATTTCTCACTAGATTCTACTGCTTCTTTGCGTAGTCTCGAAACTTCTTGAGACTTTTGAGTGAGTGATTTCTCCTGGCCGGCAAGTCTCTTGAGATCGCCTACCGATACTTGTTGAGTTTCACCTGAGACTACAACTTCGACCATGGTGTCATCGGATAACTCAATGGTTTCCTCTTCGCCATCGTCTTCGTCTTCTGTCTCTTCAGTGTCTTCCTCAATATCTTCGTCAAGGTCGGTATCGTCTTCAAGATCATCATCGTCTTGGATTTCTTCACTATCATCCAGCTCAACGTCATTAGTCTCTTCTGTAACGTCAGCTGTTGCCTCTTCGGGGTCTTCAGATGCCTGTTTTTCGTCAGGGTCTTCCCACCGCTGTAAGATGGCTTCGGTTGGATCGACTTCGCCGGTGATTGGATCTAAGGCTAGTTCGATTTGCTGAGGGTTTTGTTGGTCGCTCATGTAGACCTATTCCTCTTCGTTGTTGTCACGGTTTGATAAGATCTGATCACGGACGGCTACACGCTGTTGTAATGTAGCTACAATGTCCGTCAGACCACGATATGCGTTGTACGCACGTTCCCGGTCTTGGGGGCTCTCAGGTTTCGAATTAACGAACTGCTGGAAGCTACCCTCGACCAGGGTGTTTACGACTTCGGTGAAAGTGGGATCGGCAATCAGCTTCTGCGCTGCGTCACCCATTTCTAGTGCTTGCTCTTCTTGTTTATCCATTTGTTATCCTGTCGGTGAGACAATGCCCCGGCGATCCTCAGTAACTTTGAGGATGTCGAGTTCGCCTTCATCGATCTTCTTCTTGTGTTGGAACTGTGCCTCTTTCAGATCCATATTGTCTGACTGAAGCGCGTGTGCAGCCTGAGCCTTGAGCTCTTCAAGCTGCAGTTTGAGCTGAGCGATCTCGGCATCGCTTTGTGCCTTCATCTCAGCCACTGCGGTCTGACGCTCGCTGATCTCCAGCTGCTTCATGGCCATCTCTTGCTGCATCTCTTGTGCAGGATTTGGTTGCGGTGGCGGCAGCTGGTCAGGTGGCGTCAGATAATCATCTACGTTAAGGATGCCCTGCTTTTCCATGATGGTCTTCATCACGTTGTAGCGCTTCTTGGCATCGTACATTGGTGCTAGAGCTTCGTCCTGGCTAAGCATTGCATGCAAAGCTAGATACTTCTGTGCGTCACGGTCTTGCTCTCCGTAACCCAACTTCAGCTCAGTAATTACGTCACGCTTGTCATCCCAGGTCGTAGGATCGACCGGAACAAAGTTGCCG